AAGTCACAGGTGTAGACGGCTCCAACACCGCCAGCATCGGCGGCAACACGCAGTTTGACTCCCAGCAAGCCACACCGTTCATTCCCTACGACCAACTGACCGAGGCAGTGGTCATCGGCTGGATTCCAGAGTCGGCTATCACCAGCGCACAAGCCTGCGTACAGGGCCAGATTGACTCAATGATCACCCCACCTGTCAGCCCTGCCAACACACCCCTGCCTTGGGCCGTATGAAACCCGCCCCTCTCCTCGTTCTGTGGTTCCTGAAAGCCAGCAACTCGCTTGCAATCACGATGCCGTGGAAGACCGTCTACTGCCGACCCGGACAGGAGGACAATTACCCACTTGCCGCCCACGAAGCGGTGCATGTGGCACAGATCGAACGGGACGGGGCTTTTCGGTGGACGGTCAAGATTTTCTACTACCTGATCAGGTACGGTTACCTCAAAAGCCCCTATGAGGTCGAAGCCCGGTTGAAAGCCGGGTATTGATGCCGGATGCAGCATAATTGATGAGGGCAAACCGCTGGCCCAAACAGCGGCAATTACACGGAGAGTGAAATGGAAAAAATTGCTTTGTCAACGCAACTGGTGAACGCAATCCTGCAATATTTGGGCAACCAACCCTTTGTTCAGGTGCAGCAACTGATCAACGGCATCCAGACGGAAGCACAGGCTCAAGCTGCACCAGCAGCTCCAGAAGCCGAAGCACCTGCTGCTGAGTAAAACATGAAAGGCCCAGTCTCTTTTGTTGGCAAGGAGTTCACCAAGGAATTGGTGAGCGAATACCTTGCTTATGATCCAGAGACTGGGGTTTTCACGCGCTTAAAAACATCAGGCTCCAAAAAAGCTGGCGACAGAATTGGTGTTGTTAACGCTGGGTATTTGCAAATTGGCGTTTGCGGAAAGCGAATGAGAGGCCATCAATTTGCGTGGCTTTTGACCTACGGCTACATTCCAAAAACAATTGACCACATCAACGGCGACGGCCTTGACAACAGGCTGTGCAATTTGCGTGAAGTGACTCAACAACAGAATATTCACAATCACAGGAAGCCGCCGAAGCACAACACTTCGGGGTTTCTTGGAGTTTCGTATTACAAGGCTGGAAAGAAGTTTTCGGCCCATATCAACCTTGATGGCAAAAAAATTCACCTTGGGTATTTTGATGATCCTGAAGCGGGTCACCAAGCGTACTTGAATGCCAAAAGAGAGCTGCACCCATCATGCACGATATAAAAATGGTCACTGAAACGGACGCCCGACTTTCTACTCACGAGCAGATTTGTGCTGAGAGGTACGAGGGCATTCAAGCCCGATTTGACGAAAGCTCCAAGCGCATAACCAAGATTGAGTACCTGCTGTACATCGTGATCTTGGCCGTGCTGCTTGGGCCCGGCGTAGCTGCCGAGTTTGTCAAGAAGCTGTTGGGGTTTTGATGATTGACGTCACCAAGGCCATTGGAGCGGTTGCAGCAAGCATTGCAGCGATTGGGGGTGGCTACACCCTTGCCGACAAGTTTGGCTGGTTTGACAGGGCCATTCTGGAGTGGAGGCCAGAGCACTTTAAAATTGTTGCTCAAGAGGGGCAGCCCATCAATGTGACGGTTGCCAGAGTTAAAAAGCGGGACGACTGCTCGGTTGAGAACTTTACTCCCAGCATCCGTGACGCGGCAGGCATGGTCCACGAAGCAACCACCACGGCAAGCAAGTTCAGCGGCCCGGCAGGACCAGAGATTGATACCTTTACCTACCAGCTCACCATGGTAAAGAAAGAAAAAATTGCCGATGGCAAAGCAACTTTGTTGGCAACCATCAAGTACAAATGCCCCGAGGGTGAGCGTAATGTTCAATATCCTCGGCATGCCAACCTTAGTTTTGATTTGAAAGGGCGACCATGATTCCAATTGTTGCCTCGCTACTCGGGACCCTAGCCTCCAGCGGCTTGGGTCTTTTGTCTTCTGCGATCCAAGCAAAGGGCAAGGAGGTTGTCGAGAACGCCCTTGGCGTCAAGATTTCCGACAACCCCAACCCAGAAGAGGTCAGCAAGCTGCGCCAGCTTCAGTTTGACCATGAGGAACGCCTGCTTGAGCTTGGAATTATGAAAGTGCAAGCCGAGTTGGAGGAACTGAAAGTATTTGCCCTAGCCTCCCAAAACGAGGATAACAACGTCACAGACCGCTGGAAGGCGGACATGGGCAGTGACTCTTGGTTGTCCAAAAATATTCGCCCTATGAGCCTTGTAGCCATCTTCGTGGGGTACTTCATCTTTGCCATGATGTCTGCATTCGGACTGAACGCCAACGAGTCCTATGTCCAACTGCTTGGTCAGTGGGGAATGCTGATCATGGGTGCTTACTTTGGCGGACGGACAATTGAGAAGTTGGCTGACATGAGGAGCCGAAAATGAGCCTTAGCGACGAACAGGCCGCTTTCCTGCTGGATGCCTGCAAACTGATCCAGCACGCCACAGAGGCCGGTTTTAAGGTCACTGGTGGCGAACTAGCCCGTACCCCCGAGCAGCAGGCCATCTACGTTAAGACGGGCCGCTCCAAGACGCTAAACTCAATTCACCTCAAGCGCTGCGCCATCGACTTGAACTTCTTCAAGGATGGGCAGATAATCTGGGACAAGGGAATTCTTGCGCCCCTCGGTGCATATTGGGAGTCCCTGCACCCCAAAAATCGTTGGGGCGGGTCATTTAAAACGCTGGTCGATTGCCCGCACTTTGAGCGCAACGTCGGATAACGGAGAACAAAATGACTGTCGCAGCCGTAATGACGTACACCAGTTTGGTCAACGACATCCAGACCTATCTGGAGCGTACTGACGACCAGACACTGGAGAAGATCCCGCAGTTCATTATGCTGGCGGAACAGATCATTGCGGCTGAGATCAAGTTTCTTGGCAACCTGACTGTTGTTACAAGCAGCATGGTGGCGTCCGAGAACGTAATTGCCAAGCCAGCCCGCTGGCGCAAGACGGTGTCAATGAACGTGACCGTGGCAAACAAGCGCCAGCCGGTGCTGCTGCGCACCTACGAGTACATCCGCGAGTATTGGCCAAACCCAACCTCAACGGACGTGCCGCTGTTTTTTTGTGACTACGACTACGAGCACTGGCTGGTGGGTCCTACTCCAACATTGGCCTATCCCTACGAGGTCCTGTACTACGAGCGAGTGCAGCCCTTGGACACCTCGAACCAATCAAACTGGTTCACCCAGTACGCGCCCCAAGCGCTGCTGTACGGCACTTTGCTGCAGGCCATGCCGTTCCTCAAGAACGACGAGCGCATGCCTATGTGGCAAAGCAACTACGACAGAATCATTGAAGTCCTGAAGACGGAGAACGTCACTCGTGGCGCTGATCGTCAGGCGATTGCGAGGGATTCATGACAACGTGGTCTCTCTACATTGTGACCAATGCTTGCAACGGTAAGCAGTACGTTGGCCTCACCAAAAATTTAAATCGCAGGCTCAAGCAGCACATGTCTGCAAATGGAAGCGCCCCCGCGCTCCATGCGGCCATCAAAAAGCATGGGGCTGACAAGTTTGTTTTTTCTCACATCTGCGATGCGTTTGATTTTGAGGCTGCCTGCGACCTTGAGAGGATGCTCATTCAGCAGCACAATACCAAAGCGCCCAGCGGCTACAACCTAACAGACGGCGGCGAGGGTGTTGTTGGTTGGCCAATGACGGATCATGAAAAGAAAATCCGCAAGATTGCCTCTTCTGCTTATGTGGCCAGCTTGACGCAAGAGGAAAGATCAAAAAAATACGGAACCAAAGGTAAAAAACCAACTTTTGTCACGCTTGAAAAAAGAAGCATCAGCCTGAAGGGAAAGAATCTTGGCAAGACCGCTTCTGAAGAAGTTCGCGCCAAAATGTCGGCTGCCCATAAAGCCAGACCCAGAAGCCCAATGAGCGAAGAAACTAAACAGAAAATTCGTCAATCGCTTCTTGGTCGCAAGATGCCAGAATCAGAAAAGTCTAAACATGCAAGTTTTTTGGGGCGCAAGCACTCCGAAGAAACTAAGGCAAAAATTAGGGCTTCCAACATAGCCACAAAAGCCATAAGCAAAGCGCAACGGCTTGCAGAAAACAAGGTGACCTTATGAGCTTTAATAGTCCCTTCACGGGAACCGTTATCCAGCCGACCGACGTTTCATACCGCTCGATCACGCTGTCCGCAGACAGTACGCTGTCGTGGCCAATCAACGGCAGCGACACAGACAACGCAGCCGCCCGGGTCATGGACGTCACGTCGCTCTCAAGCGGATTGGTGCTTGCGGGCGTCACCGTTGCAGGCACAGCCGGGCAGTGCTCTTGCACGGCCACCCCAAGCCTGTTTGTTGGCCAAGCCGTTGTTGTCACCGGGGTTTTGACTGGCACGTCAACAGGCATTGTCAGCGGCAACACCTACTACATCATTCTCACCGATGGCACGACCACCTTTACGCTGTCGGCTACTTTGGGCGGCACGGCGGTGGCCACTACGGCTGGCACGACCACTGGTCTGACGTTCACGCTGGACTCGTTCACTTTGGACATGCCGCCTGCAAATCAGGCGTCTGTCGGCATAGACGCCCTGTTCCGCAACGTCGGGTCCTACACCTTCACGGTTCGGACCTACGTTGGCGGCACGATCGTTACGATCGCCCCCGGCGAGGCCAAGTACATCTACCTGACCACCAACGCCACCACGGCGGGCACATGGGGCCTCATAGCCTTTGGTGTAGGAACATCCAACGTCGATGCGGCCACCCTTGCTGGATTCGGCCTCAAGGCCATCTCCAACACCCTGAACGCTGCCAATGAGGTCAACACCTTTGCGTCAAACTACACCGCGCTTGATACGGACCGCGCCTCAACCTACGTTTGGACCGGCGGCTCCGGCACCCTCGCGCTGACGGCGGTCGCAACACTGGGCAACGACTGGTACATGATGGTCCGCAACGGCGGCACAGGGACGTTGACCATTGCCCCTGTCAGCGGTTTGATCAACGCCGCATCAACAATCGCCTTGCAGCCTGCCGACTCTTGTGTGATTTGCTGCTCCGGATCTGCTTTCTTTACCGTTGGCTTGGGCCGTAGCACTCAGTTCAACTTCACCCAGCTCACCAAGGCTGTGGTGTCTGGCAGCTACACCCTGACCGCTTCAGAGGCGGCCAACACGATCCAGAAGTACACCGGGACCCTGACGGGCAACGTGACTGTGGTCCTGCCGCAGACGGTGCAGGTGTACTACATCACCAACCAGACCAACGGCGGCGGTCCCGGCTACCAGATCACCTTTACCACGAGCGGCGGCGGGGGTACGGCGACCGTCCCCGCCAGTCAGCAGGTGATCCTGCTGTGTGACTCGGTCAACTTGTTGAATGCCTCAACAATCGCCGCCGGTGCGGTGAACATAGCCTTGGTGGACGGCACGGCGGGAGCACCATCGTTGAACTTTGCAACCGAGACGTCAACGGGTATTTTCCGCCCCGGATCTGGTGAATTTGGTATTGCAATCTTGGGCGTCAAGCTGTTCGGTTTGACCGCTACAGGGCTCAACATACCGGGCACCGGCAACTTTACTGGGGGTGTTCAGGGCGGGACCTTCTGATGTCGGCCAAGGTTTTCTCACTTGACACGCAGCCGGGCATCCAGCGCGACGGTACGGTATTTGACAGGCTGTTCTACACCGACGGCGAGTGGGTCCGCTTCCAGCGAGGCAGACCGCGCAAGATTGGGGGCTTCCGCGTCATCTCTGATCAGCTCACCGGACCCTCACGCGGGATCTGGGTCAACCCTCAGAACGCCTTCACGTCAATTTTTAGCGGCTACAACGACGGCCTGCAGGTCCTGACCATTGACAACAACGGCGTGGGCTCCGGTGTGGGCAACTTTACCCTGTCCAACTTCACGGCGTCTGACCTAAACCTGTGGCAGTTTGACGGCTTCTACGACGTAGCGGGTACTGGCTTGCAGTCCTTGGTCGCGCACCCGGGGCAAAACCTTGCCTCCATCAGCAATGACAACAACACCCCAGTGTTGATTGGCGACATCACCGCGCTGACCATGAGCCAGATTGGCGTGTTTACTGCTTCTGGCACGACAACAAACACGAGCGCTACGGTAACCTTGGCCGCAACAAACACGCTGATCGGCGCTGGCCAGACCGTAACCGGCACAGGCATACCCGCCAACACCACGGTGGTGTCCATC